CACATGGAAAAAATCACCCTTGAACTTGACAAAGAAAATTATCCTCAACTGTTAAGCCGGTACAGCCTTGACGCGATCAAAACAATGGCAATAAATATGGCGTTGAAACAATACAGCGAACGTCCGATAACAGCGGCGATGATGTATAGCTGCCTTGCGACTTTTGAAAGCGATTTAGAAGAGATGTTTCCAACGCCTTAAAACGACATATAAAACGGCATAAAAGAAATGATTTTTAATACGCCTTAATATGCTTTTATACCTCTGTATACTACAGAAATACTTGAATGTGTCTCTATTTTGTGGTTTAATAAGTCTTAATATAACGTAATAAGACGAACAATGACCCCCTCTGGATCTGCTTGTGGGGGTTCAAATCCTCCCTGGGGAATTTAAATAATTCCTTGCTACATAAGGAATTACGGAACGGCATTTTTATAGAATCTCCGAATTAAATGGCATCGTGCATTTATCGTGCATGAATTCTTTTAACAGGAGACGCTATAATTATGGCAAGAACACCCGATCCCTATATAATCTATTACCGTGACGATACAAAAACCTTTCAGTTTACGCTTAATTTTTCTTATGGCCTCAGCAAGCGCGCATGCGCCGATTGGCGCCGCAAAAGTTTTCAAAACTTGCCGGATGAACTGGCGCAATTCCGCAACCCTAAGACAAGTCGAGAGGCTAAAGCCGGGGTCGATGCCCTTGTCGCTTATCTCAGAAACAAACAGGAAGAGGAAGGTAACGCCAGGCGAATTGTCATCGCCGATATGACTGTCGGTAATTGGCTGGAGAAGTTTACCCGGATTGAAACCAGTCCGAGAACGGGCGTTAACGCTTCAAAAAACCGCCCCTTCTCCATCGCCACCCTTAACGGATACCGCTGTCTTTTTACCTGCCACATCAAAGACGATCCTATCGCGCAATTAAAAATGGCGGAAATTGAGGAAGAGGATATCTTAGAATACATGACGCGGCTTTCACTGAAAAAAAAGATTGTCGGGGGAAAAAAGAAAAGAAAAACCGATAAACCCCTGGGGGGCACGCGAACTTTTGCCGGCGTTGTAAGCTTTATTAAGACGGCTTTCAAAATATATCAAAAGAAAAACCGCCGATGGTTTAATCCGTTCCTATGTATGGAAGATATGCCAAAATATAGAGGAAGAAAACGAGACGCCCTGCCGGAAGAGGAAGTATTGAAACTTTTTGAACCGGGCGTGTTAAATACGACTTTGGAATTGGCGGTATGCTCCGTGATGTTTCTTTCAGGGCTGCGCCGGTCGGAAGTTTTCGCCCTCATGCCTTGCGATCTCGATTGGGATACGCCTAAAATAAATGTCCGCAGGGCGTGGCAATGTTTTGACCATGCGGATAAGGAAATGGGACCGCCAAAAGGAAAAAAGGAACGTGGGGCGCCGTTTGATCCAATTTTACAGGAAGCGATACGGAAACTGTGGAAAGAAAACGGACGGCACGAATATGTTTTTTCCCGGGCTGACGGCTCCATTCCAGGTTCTTCCTGGATATCGCAAAACTTCAAGAGATGGCTGAAACGCGCCGGCATCGTCCTGCGCGGCCGCAACATCGTGCCTAACAGCTCCCGGCATTCCCTGGCATCGCTCCTTGAAATACGGGGCACTCCGCTACGGCATATACAAGATTTGCTCGGTCATGCCGATTTGGAAACAACTAAGAATTTTTATCTTGTTGACACGTCGGAAACAATCCGGGAAGTCGGCGAAAAGATATCCGAAGCCATGAGCGGAAAAGGAAACTTAGATAAAGAGGGACAGAAAATTGTAACTTTTAAGGCCTCTTGATATAGAATTTATCATATTGCCTTATAGAACATTATACGTCATATTTGTTATTAAACTGGATGATATAGGGCTGAGTTTGAAGCAATGGAATTATAAATAAAAATAGCCCGTATATACAACGTATACACGGGCTTATTGTTGTTTTTTTTGCGGTTTTTTTCTCGCGAATATTAACCGACCGGAAATCATGGTAAGCTAAAGCCGCAAATGATAGTCCGCGCAATTACCAAATGAATATTCTAACCTCATAGAATTAATCATACTAGACCGCAACTTTACAGTTGCCTTGTCACTTAAAAGTGCTATATCGTTATCTATAAGTGACTGTAAAATAGACAGCTCTGCCATTACCGGCAGTGCCAAGACTATATCCGTAGGCTGGGTAACGACACCATCATGGATACCATATCCAGCCATTAAAACCGCCACTTCTGCGTTAATCGCGCCGGGCGGTTGGGCGGGATTAACTGCGGCAAATGCCAAGCTAAACCCTGCCAGTAAAACAAGCAACACAAGAATCAATCTCTTCATGTTACCCTCCCACAATTTATTTTTAGCCGCAACGCGACTAAACTTCGTTATTAAAACAACACTCTTTTTCACACCTATGACAATTAAATTTCCAACCGCATTTTTTGCCGTGTTTTAACATTAAAAAAGTTCTTCCAATTTCAACAAAAAAAGATTTGATATGTTTTATCATCTAAACTCCTTACTTAGAATTATAAAAAACAGTCCGCTACTCACCGCCGGAGGAAAGCCATGAGCGGCTTTCGCGGACTATTTACTCACTCCCTGAATTATGTTTGCCGTCAGAGAGCCTAACAGCAAGCTCCCTAAAATAACGCTCACTATTTTCCAGTTCCTTGACTGCTTCTCTGATGAGGCTAACCGTCGCTCTAATGTCGCTACTCTGCTGGAGAGCAAGGTCAACATATCCTGATACTCGCTCGACAGTTCCGCCGATGTCTCGAACACCATCTGACACCAAACTTCTAAGGTCGTTATATCGAGCTTCAAGCTCGTCAATTCTTCTTTGCTTAACCTCAGATTCCGCTCTAAATTCGTTATCTGCTGATCCAGCCTGTCCAGCATTTGCTCTATGGCAGAACCAGTATCCTGCGCCGAAACTTGCTGACATGGCGATAGCAAACAAAGCAATAATAAGACCGATATGATTTTTTTCATTCATTTTACCCTCTGTTATTTTCAGCGTCCAATTTCGCAACGCCTTCATTAAAGTATTTTCCCCTAGCGGCGTTATTCGCAACATCAATTCCCATGTAACTGGTAACGAGCCCGACCACCGCGGTAAGGAACAGCCCAACCGGAAAATCTAACGCCCTGTCAAACGCATGAAGCAATAATATCGCCGCGAACATCCCTATAATGCAAATCATGCCAAAAACAAACGCGGAACTCTTGCTTAATTTTTTCATTTATACCCCCGTTAATCTTCCACCCTGCACACCCTTACGGATATAAGTTTCCCGTTGGTTCTCAAAGGCGATTTGTAAAGCGTGTCGTCGGTATCAAAGGTAAAATGTCGCGGTGCGCCTTCCGCGTTGCTCATCCCCCATGAATTAATAATGTACTCTTTTGGGTTATCAGTTTTATATGTCGCGTCTTCCCTGCGGACAGCCCAATTCCGCCCCGTGAGCATTTTCAAAAATCCCGCAGGACTATTAACGTACATCGCCTCATTGTCAGTCGGTGCAAGCCAATTAAACTTAATGATTTTTACTTCTTTGTCGTCAATGGTAATCTTCTTTTCCGTGGCTTCGCTGATAGCCCTCAGCACGTCCAGATCACGCGCCAAGAACCTTTCAGCGACTTTTGTCAAAGAAAGCGCGTAACACGCGCCGTCCCCTACGCCAATACATAAAGTCTGAATGTGTTTTAACATTTTTCTCCCCCTTAATAAATCCCGTCTTGAACAAGTTTAATATGTTGCCAGAAATGATCGTTGCCTTTTAAGTTTTCCCTGTTATCGTTTATAAACCTGTTTAACTCGCTCTGGTACGTCACCACGCCTTTATCGCCAAAGTCCATAATGTATTTTTTCATTCGTTTAACCACATTTCCGTCTTGTCCCAACATCAAAAGAGTTAAACCGCTGGTGATGACTTCCTGAAACGGCGGTTTTTCGTCCGCCCAAAGAGTACCCCTGTTAGACGCTACGGCGGAGCCTTCGACTTTTTTCTCGACCTTCAACAGCCGTTTATAATTGCGCTGTTGCGTGACTATTATGTATATCAGCACCGGCAAAGTCGGTATAAGCTCTATTAACGACATTTCAATAATCGCTTTTAATTCCATATATTAACCCCTTTTCACCCCGCCCAGCTTGTCAGCCCAAGCTTCCCACGGCAGTTTGTAGTAATTTTCACGTACCCATTTAGATACCCTCGATAATAAATTCCCTAGCGCGGACAATATTCCTATAACAATAAGGTATAGCCATCCCAAATATTTGCTTTGCTTGCAATGCCCACCTTCGTGGTCTATGGTTTGCGGGTCTTCATAAGGCAGAATTATTTACACGAGCGACGCGCCTGAAATAAATTTATTAAACCAGTTTTTCTCCTTGTCAAACCAATACCACGTTTTCCCGCAAGTTTTCCTTTTTTCCGCGCCCGTGATTTTAATCACTAACAGTCCGAGCAAAAACTGCGGCAGCTGCCAAATTATCATTATTATTTTTATCATTGTTCCCCCTACTGTTTGACATACGATTTGAAGAACGCCGTGGTATAGCCGCAGCCCAGATCGTCCAATAAAAGCCTGTCCCAATACAAATCAATCCATACCCTGCCGTTCCGCGTGACGGGCCTGAACTGCAAACCTATCCCCCTTGAATCCGCCCCGGGGAAATACTGGTGTATCGGCGAATTCGGCGGCGTGGTGAATTCAAAATAATGCGCCGTAACCGTCACGGCTGGCCACGTCACCCCGCCCTCATCCGTCCACGCGGGATAAGTGTATGACCAGTTTACCCTGTGCAAATAAAACGGCGCGGTCGAAGCCGTCCATATTACCGCGCCCGAAGGCCATTGCACGAGTGATACTGTCGTGGACGTGAAATATAAAGCGGTGTCCGTGAACCTGTCCACGTAAACCCCCGCGGCCACTGGCGTCACGTTGTCAAAAGCGTATGCGTTAATCGCCATTAAAATGAGCAGCAGACCTAAAAGTAATTTCTTCATTTCTCTCCCCCTAATTTATCATTGACACGTTGACCGCGAACTGCGGCGTATTCGTGTTATTCGTCAGATCGAAGTTGTACGCGGAATTCGACGTGTTTAAAGCCACCCTTAAAGTGGTGGAATTGACCATCGAAAGACTTATATGGTTTACGTACCCCCCCTGCCAATAACCGCCCGCGCCTCCGATGGTCACCACATTATTCACGGCGTTCAATAAGGGAAAGTACGCCTTCATCGCCGCGATGAACTCCGCGTTTGTTTTGTTTATGAAGGTGGCGTTGCCGCTTGCCCCGTTGGGGAAATGGGGCGTGTTCGTTATAAAGCCGAAAGTGAGGTAATCCTGGCCCACGGTCATTTTGAAGCTTATGTTATAAAAATTACTGGGCGCGTTAGAGCCGCCGCCTTCGAGTTCCAATCCGTCCAAGTTGCCCCAGCTTTTTACGCCGTCGCCAACTTTTATCCGCCTCTTCCCGTTCCCGCGTATTTCCACCGCCAAAACCCCCTCGGGTAAAACGGGGTTTTCGCCTGACCATTCGGCGGTCGTGCCGACCATTATTTGAGTCGCCGATTTCATGCCATCCCCCTTTTTATTTCGTCCAGATCGTCGCCCAACACCCCCAACACGTTGCCTTCCCTGTCCACCCATTCGCTTTTCTCGTTCAACAGTGGATAGGTGATCAGGGATTTAAAGGACGAGTCCCTCTCAACGTCTTTCGCGTTGCAAAAATCCGCGAACCCCGGCACTCCGTACAGGAGCAGTTCCACCCCCGCCAAAGAGGGGCAGAAGCGGCATCCCTTTTCCAGATCAAAAATCGGAGGCGCGTCCATGTTCATCAGGGACAGCCCCATGTCGCCTTTTTTGAAACAGCTTGATACCGCGCCGGAGGCGTACATCGTGGCCATCTTTTTAAAAAGTTTATTCGGGGTTTTCGCGAGGCGTTTCTCGTCCGTCCTTTCCGTGGCGGGTTTCGAGTAACGCCTGTACGGCTGGGTGGCGTAAGGGATGTTATTGTCCTTGCAGAATTGTTCCTTAGACCGCCAGTCGTCATCGGGGTTCTCCAAAATGTTTATAAAGTCATAATACTTGGGAAATTCCCTGTCCTTATGCCATGTCGCGATTCTTGGGAAATTCGGGGATTTCGGCAGCGGCTGGCTCCCGTTGGTTCTGATTAACCCCTTATAACCTTTATCGCTTAACCGCCTGATGAGACCGTCAATTTCAGGATACAGTCCGGGTTCGCCCCCGGTAATGTCGATGAACCACTCTTCGGGATCAAGATATTTGCCCAACCACTTCAACAGTTGCCTGTTGGCGATCCCGTTGCGCCTAGTTCTTTTTTCATCGACCGCGTCGGGCTCATAAGTCCATTTTTTCATCGGGCAATCAACGCATTTGTAATTGCACGACTGCCATAAAACCAATTCAAATAAATTCATGCTAACCTCACGTATTTGTATTCGCCCCATCTGACGGATCGCGCGGACGAGGAGATTTGTAAAATCAGCGGGAAATCCGCCTCAAAAACGACGGTTTCAAAACTTTGCGCGGTAATGCTGAAACTTAACTGGAGCTGATCCCAAATCGAGTTAATATGCTGGTATATCACCCCCCTCACGGTGGACGTGAGCCTCACGGTGACGAAGCCCGAGAAACCGTCCGCGCACACGATGTTAAGGACCAAATTTGCGCCGGGAACGGTGGGTATTTCGGTTCTTCTTGACAGCCCGTAAGGCGCGGTTAAATTCCTCTCCTCATAGGACGCGCCGCCGATCACGGAGGTATGGATCACGGGCGCGGGATCGAGCGACTTCACCCACGTCCCGCCGTACTTCGCGGATAAGGCCGATTCCTGGTTGTCCTCTGAGAGGGAGATTACGGAAGAGGTTGGAAGGCTCACCCCCAATGGGAGGTTCGGGGTGCCGTTCCCCCTCAGCGTGGAATCGGCGGTGACGGCGGTTAAGCCCTGCCCCAAATTGGGGAGCTGGGCGGTGGGGATCGTCCCGTTCCCGTCCAGCGTCGCCACGCCGTTTGCCGCGCCCATCTCATTTCTTCTCACCTGCGCGTCGTTTGTCACGTTTCCCAAAGACAAATCGGCTTTCGTCAAATCTGAGGAACCAGTAATCTGACCCTGCGCGTTATACGCTATCTTCTTGGCGGCTATGGCAGTTAAAGGCGTGACGTTTATTTTATCGACTTTTCCGCTGGCGATTTCATGCGCGTCATAAATGCCCTGCTCCATCTTATTAAGATTCTCAATGGAGACTGGCGTTCCCTGCTCCGTAACGGACTCAGGATCGTTCACCAAAGCGACGTGGGTGCTTGTCTCCCCCGATTTCCTGAACCTGTTAAGTCCGGTTCCCTGCCTGTTCGCCCATAAAGTCTTTATATAACCCATATCTTCAAATTAAGCCCGTTATAATGACTTGACAATTCGTATATATTCACGTAGTATGTTTGTACGGTATAAAAAGGGGGATTATAATGAGCGATATTAAAGAAAACACGCAACCAGCAGAAACGGAGAAAAAAGAGGGAAAAAGCGGTTTTATCACGTTTTGCAAGGTGACGTTAATCTTGGCTTTTTTCATATTTATCGGGTTTGGGTTTTATAAACTGGCAGACGGATCAAGATATGTCGGCGGTGACGCTTACAATTTCATCATTAACGCGAGCAAGGCGACCGCGTTTTTTGTTGCGGCGTTTGGATCGCTTGTCTCCGTGATATTAATTGAGATATATAAATTAATAAAAGAAAAACTAAAATGAAAAAACTTTTATTAACCTTAGCCCTTGCGCTTTTACTCTTTTCCTGCGACAATGACGACATGGAGCAACAAAATGAATAATAAAAAAAAGCCGTTTTTTATCATTGCCATACTTTCCGTTCTTTGCCTTATGAATTGCGACGAAGACCCGTATTTTTATAATACCGCAATCAACCAATCAAATGAGGTGGTTAAAGCGAATTTTTACGTCGGCAAAAGCACGGAGGACATTACCCTTAATCCGGGGGATGTTAAAGAAATTAAATTATTAAAGGGCTCGTCATATAATATAAAATACGGCGTTAAATCTTATTCTCCCGATAAAAAGGTGTCGGTAACTAATTCGAGGGGCGAATATATTTTTAAAGACCGTCAATCCTATAAAATTAAAATCCTTAATTTGACTGGAAAAACAGGGGTATTAAGCGAGGCTGACGGCTGGATGGATAATATTAATTTTACAGCGTCCAATGTTGCACAGGAAGACGACAACTGGTTAGCCTATACAAACAACCCCAAATTCAAGGCTACCTTTGAAAATAATTTTATTTTCACGGTTTCAACGTATGAATTTAAAGACGGGGTATTTTATATAACCGTAAATTAAGATAATTTATTCAACCTAATAAAACCATTTCCGCCATTGACGTTATTTCCGCCACCTACATTGGCAACATTAAAATTATTAATACTGGTTCCGCCGTTACCAGAATTTCCGTCACCACCAATTTTAACGCCTTCTATAACTGCGCCAATTCCTACTTGTGAATAACTAGGCGCGCCGCCGCCGCCGCTTACACCGCTACCATTGCTACCTGAGCTGTTGCCGCCCCCGCCGCCGCCGCCGTTATAATTTCCGCCGCCGCCGCCAGCTCCTCCGCTTCCGCCATTTCCATTCCAACCATTAACTCCGCCAGCTCCGCCGCCGCCGCCGCCGTTTGCGCCGCCTCCTCCACCCCCACTAACACTACCAGAGTTGCCGCCCCCGCCGCCGCCGCCAGCAATAAGTAGAATATTAAAAACTTGTACTTTAACCACAGAGCCGCCCCCGCCGCCGCCCCCGCCGCCGCTGCCGCCGTTTGCGCCGCTACCAGAACCTGAAATACCATTTCCACCACCAGCTCCGCTATATAATTCTATAGTTGTATTGCTTAAATTATTATAAAATCTATATTTTATATAACCGCCCGCACCACCATTACGACCAGTATAAGTTCTTCCATCTCCACCTTTGCCCCCGCCGCCGCCAGCCATTTCAATTTCATACCAGCCTACGGATAACGATAATTGTTGGCTTTGAAAACCGACCAAATTGGCGATAATTGTCCCGCTTCCGCTTGGGGGGATTATTTCAAAACTGACGGCTTTTAAATCGTAAACGTATAACTCCTCGTTAAAAACCGCCCTGCCGTTAGCCTGCAAGGAAAAACCAGTAGTACCCTCTAAAAAATGTTCGCTTCTTATGCCGCCGTTTTCCCGGAGCCTTATCATTTCCGCCGCCAATTCTCTGATAAACGCCTCTTGCGCGATAAGCAGTTGGCAAAATACGGAAGTCGCTATGGTATTCGGCGCACCATTGCAAATGTCCATTAACGCCGAGACGTATAACGCCGTATCCCCCCTTGCAAGAGGGTCAACTTTTTCCCACTGCGTGCCGTTCCAGCGCATAACCGCGCCCTTTTCCCATATAGAATTTTCAACCGTTTTCTCAAGATAAGACACCCAATCTCCCTGATGGGCTATCTTTGAAATTGTATTATTTCCGATTTTTATTCTTACGGTCTGCGTTCCCGTCGCTTCATAACAGGCTCCCAGATATTGCGGGGTATATGCTCCGAGCCTTATATACAGTTGCGTCCTGTAAATACGCCCTTCGTGTTCCGCCTGCACCGTTATGTAATTATGTTCCAATAACGCCGCGTTCTGGCTTACCGTGATTAACCCGTTTTTGCTTACGCTGATGCCTGACGGCGCGTTAACCAAAGAAAACACGATGTCAGAGACGGGCGTAAAATCGCCTAACATCGGGTCAAAAATCGCGTTACCCGTTCCCGGATAATAGATTATCGGCATGAGTACCGCGTCAGACCCCTTGTACAAGGTCGCCTGAGTCGTGAACGGCAACTGCCCGGCAAGCACCCTGCCCGTATTGTCAGTTTCCAAAATCCTGTCGGAGATAGACAGCATTAACTGGTACAAATTACTGTTTACATCCGGAGGACGGCTTGCCACTTCCGATATTCTTTCATGCAAATCTTCGACGTATTCAGGTACGACTGGAGGCTGTACTGGTTGCTGGGGAGTTGTGATATTCGCCTGATATGGCGGTATTTTTCCCAAATCGGTATTATAAATTCCTTCCTGATAAGGCACTAAAATGATTTCAAACGTACCGTCACCGTTATCTTTCTTTCCGAAACAAATCGCCCGAGTGGTAATTTTATCACATTCACCGAAGGCTATTATGTCTTCTTCCTGCGGCAAAAACGGCAATTCAATCGGAGGATTAAAAGTAAAATTACTATAAATGCCCGGCGCGGGAATAGGCACTTGAATCGTTCTAACTATTCCGTCGTGTACTCCGTCGAAGTGCATGATTTTAATGCCAAACTGCTTATTGGTTATATCAGACACGTCAAATTTACCGTCTGTTTGTATTTCCGAAATAAGCATTTTTTCATCTTGTATGGGAGAAAAAATTACCCCCGTTATCATCGCTCCTTCACCGATGCCTACCGCTATGGTGTCGTCTTGCACTTCCACCATGTCGCCTATGCTTATCAGGTACCCGTCAACGGACACTTTCCTGTTCCACATCTCAGGTCTGAGATGCCTGCAAGCGAGGGTATACCACGCCATCTTAATAGCCTGTTCCCTGTTAGTGATATAAGGCAGCTCAAGGGTTTCAATCAGTGAATCAGGAGTTGGCTGAGTGCTGCCGTCCGCCATGACATATTCTTCGCAGTACTGGTATCCGTCGTTATCATTTATGTAATGTATTAAAAACCCGTCCGGTACGTCGTCAAACCCTTTCTGGTTCGACGCTTCAAGCACGTTTTGGCTGTTAAGCACCATGACGGGATAATCTCGCGGCTTGTCTATGAGCAACCCGTATTTGTTTCCGTTCAATATCCGCGTCGCTCTTCCTGTCGATAATATCAACGCCAACACTTCATCAAGCCGCTTGCTTGCGGTTAATACGCCGTTACAGGTGTATTTTTGGTTATCTGTAACCAACGCTCCGTTAAGTATAAATTTTCGGCTTTCACACCACTCGTAAAATTCGCCAAAAGAGTCCATGTCAATAGCCGAGTCTTTGTACGCTTTTCTTCCGAGGCTTGGGGATTGCAACAGTTTCAAGGCTAAGGCGGCAGGGTTATTTGACGGCGTTTCCTCGTCAGCGGAAAACTCCTGATTTTCTATATCCCAATCCGAGTCACTCCATTTTTTTGTCGCGCTGTCCCACGTCCTGCACTTAGACTCCACGATGCAATTCAATGCGTCCAAATAGCCCTGCGTGTTCCGTGTGGCTTTTATTTTAAGCCCAAGCCGCGCAGTCCTGTCTCTCAGCTTATCAATCACTGGGACTTGTTCAATAAGAGTCCCAGCTTTCTTTGATTTTTCATTGTCAAACAACCATGTGCGGATCGCGGTCAAATACACTTTGTCAACTTTCTGCGGTTTATCAGATTGTTCGTCAGTCCTGTAAATTTCAAGCTCTATAACCCGCGTGTCGTAAGCGTCAGAAACCTGTGAATAACTTGTAAATTCCTTTTCCGCGATGAAACGCATCGCTTTTGTTTTTGATCTTGTAATTTTTGTAACCGGGCTTGTATATGTAATATCTTTTTGACCAACGCCGAACTGGGCAAACGGTTCCCATCTCTCACTATTATTTGGCTGTGATACCTGCCATCTTACGCTTATGCTGACCGAAGCGTTTTTTTTATCGCCGCTTTTATCATCATATTCAACCAACCCGCTCGGCAAAGTAATTTCAACTTGTATTTTCTTCGGGTTTTTCGCTGAGAAGCGCACGACTTCAAGCCGCCGCTGGTTAAGAGGCGCGGGATTCTTGCTGTCATATTTTACATGAGATAATTCGATATTTAACGGTTCCTCCACAACCGCCTGCGGATACAGTTGTGACTCTCTCACCGTCTGTATTAATTCAAGCTGTGGATTATCTGGATCTCCAGGGGCATCCGGCTTTCCCAAAAATGGATCTCCGTCGAAAGTCAAAAACCCGTCCTGCACGTTTGTGTTATTCGATGCCAAGTCGCCGATTATACCGAGCTTTACATCGCTAACTTTCAGCTTTCCATATCCCAACATATAAAGGGCGTGAAAATACTGGTACTCACCATCTTCACCGCCGATTGTCGAATACGGGTTTCCGACATACATTGGAGTAAAAAAATGTTTTCCCAATACAAGTGGGACGGGTTTCCCGTAATTGCTCTGATTTTTTGCACCTCTTAGTTGGGGTATTCCTTCGAGCGCATCAGGGGATTTCATGTCTTGCGAGTTCATGCCAAGACTGCCAAGCCAAGCGGTTACAGACCACCCAGCCGCTGACGCTATGCCGAACCCTAACGCTCCAGCCGCCGCGCCTCCGGCTATCCACGCAACGGCAGCCCAGCCGCCAGTGCCTATTATACTCACGACGGCAAGCCCGACCGTTAACCCAATACTTAACCCAGCAAGCCAATCGGCGCCGCTTCCTTCTGGGAATACCCTGATAGTGCAGATGTCGCCATCTGCAAGCTCGTACTCGCTGTCCTGTAAAAAGCCGTTAACTGAAATAATGGAGTTGCTTAAATCGTCTCCAGGGAAAACGTCTTTTATTTTTATGGGATTTTCAAGACGTTTCGTTTCTTTGGAGTCGTCTACGACACTGCGGAAAATGGTAATGGTTATCATTGAATCACCCGGTAAAACCCTTTTATCCTTTTTTCCCATCGATGCAGTTTATCCACTACAACGCCTGATTTTCTAGACGAATGAATAAAATCACCGTTTCCGACGTAAACCCCGATATGCGACGGTTCACCTAACACGTTAAGCTCTATGATGCAACCAGGCTCAGGTCTATCAATTTTTTCGTTTGGAATAGTGCTTTCAAGACTTTCCAATATCCGCCTGTTTGTTTCCTGATCCGTTTCAGCGTAAAGCGGATCAGGCAGAGTAATTCCCATATCCCCGTAAATGCAAATAGCCAGACCGTAACAGTCCAGCCCTATGCTTGGATCGCGTCCGTGAGGCGCGTATTTGCACCCGACGTATTTTCGTATATCCATCACGCGCACCCCGGAGTAGTCATCGCGTTGCAAGTGTCTGCCGGAACAATAATCGCCATTTTTTCGTCAAACACCATCGTCCATGTAACGGATATTTCATTAAAACGTGCGACGCGTAAAGTGAAACTAATTTCTTCCATCGGTTCCACGCCTTCTCTTCCCCCTTCTTCATCAAATACGATAACCGCAACAAATAACAGTTTAGCAGGTTTTTTTGCAGCCCTTATTTTCTGTATCCAAAACTGATCAATCGCTGAGAGGGTTAGGGTAGCGTCTCCAATCTTGTCGCCGTCACGGCTAGGCGGATCTATCGTAAATGAAGCCGCGTTGTAAATATTTCCGTCGTAAGTTACATTTTCATTTGAGTTAACGAAGTATAAAGGGAAAATCGGATCTTCTTCATGGTCTATTTTTATAAGATACGGAAAACGCGCTATTTTTTTCTGCCTTGCAAGCAGTTTCTGTACTTTTGCGGACAGCTTCATTAAGTCGCCTCCATCCATATCATCGTTACTTCAAGGTTATTCGCTCCCGTATTTTTAAAGACCGGATCTGTATTTGAATCGAATTGGTACGTTCTGATTACGCCCGTGTTATCATCAACGCGCGGATAACAGAAATTAAACAAACCTTCCCTGCATACGTTTACATACCAATTCTCAAATATTCTTTTTTCTTCAAGCGTCATGTGCATTACGACATTAAACGTTTTTGGTTTTTTGATATGCGCTTGCCTGGTGGTGTATTTACCGCTCCGAGTCTGATCCGCGATGATCTTTGACGGCATATTCCATGTCGTATCCCTGAGCATGGTGCCGATATATTCGCCATCAATCTTTGGCCACTGAACAGCTGTCAATTATGAATTCTCCTTCCATTGAGCCTGTTATTCATGGCGTTAAACGCGCCGTCTAATCTGCCGTTTGCTATGGCGTTCTCAACAACTTTTTCAATGGTTACCTTTATCACCTTCGTTCCGTCGTCAGTTACCTCCCTCTCGGTTTTTACCTCAACATCGGCTTTGTTCTCGATATTGATAAAGACGTTTCCCCCTCCTCCGCTCATTAACGACTCAGGCTTTTTCGTCGCAATGATGTAATCTTCAGGATGTGTGTAGACCGTTCCTTTGGGGGTGATTATCGCGTCATTTACGCTAATTGACGAGGCGTTTACGTTTCTTTTCTTAGTATAATAATACTCCTCCTGCTTTCTCTGCTGCTCTATCAAATCGGTTATCTGATCCTGTATTCTCCGCAGACGCTCGGCTTCATCGTCGCGGCCTTTGTCTTTTGAATCGTCTATCATGCCGGAAACAAAACCCATTAACCCGGACGCGCCGATAAAAGCCAGTCCGAGCGCCCATTGCCTTGACATGATAAGTTGCAAGCCCACGTTCAGCAGTAACTGAGGCATAGCGTCTATCATGGCTTTCAACATATTTCCTACCGCTCCCGACAATTCGTCTGAGGAAATAGTGCCGTCCCTGAACGCAGAACCTAAATCGTGGGCGAAATCTACCAGTCCGGAAGCGGTTACCTGTAAACCTGCTTGCGCAAGGGATTTGAGGGCTTCTTTCAACACCTCCGTTTTTTCTATTTGTTGCTCAAGAGCATTAATTTCTTTGGCTCGCGCTTCATCGCCATATTGGGCTATCAGTTCCTGTATCCGTAATTCTTCCTCTGACAGCCAGATAGATTTTTCCTTTAATTCGAGTTTTTTCTTATCCCTGTCAAATGTAGCTTTTAAGACCTGTTCTGCCTGTTCGTCTGTCGGATCTTTGACACCGCTGTTTTTTAATAATTCTTTAGTGTTATGGATTGCTACTTCCTTTGGCGTTTTGCCTAACAGTTCCGTTTCTTTTTTTATCTCGTCTATGAATTTTTTAAAATGGGATTCGCTTACCGTTTCATCAAGCTGTTTCAATGCTCCGATTAAAAATTGTACTGAATTTTCCGTACCGTTCCATATACCTGAATTGAGCATGGCTTCAAGCACCGATCTGACTTTATCCGCAGATGATTCCAAAACATTGAGTTGATCTAATCCTAGGGCTTTAATAAGGTTGCCGTCCTGAGACAACAGAACATCTTGTATTTTTTGCACATCATTGACGTATTTTTGAACTGTGCCAAGACCTTTTAGATTGTTTACCATTTCTTCGGTGTACCCGGTCGCGCTCGCGAGTATCTTAACCCAATCCTCAAAAGACGCTTTTCCTCTTTTGCCTATTTCTTCAATCTGTTTCTGCCAAATTTTAATGGCTTCGTTTGTGTCGTCTATTTCATTTTTTTTCAGAGGTCTCAGTTTAGTCGTGTCTTTATATGCCGCCGTAGCGGTATCCCAAGTATGATACTCTTCCGTACCTTTGCCGATTTCCAAAAACTTTTTAGCCTTGTTTATATATTCCTGATATTCTTCTATTTGCGCTTTCGGGGATTTACTTAGTGTTTCCCTTACCAACCCCATTACAGAGTTGTATTGATTTTTTTGCTCATTGATAATTTTTAACTGTTTCTCAAGCTCTGTTGTGCGTTTTTTATCAGCGTCAATAACGGGCTTGTATAGATTAAGAAGTTCCTGATATTTTTCTAACTGCTTGTCATAGGTTTTATGTTCTTGACCTTCCGATTCCGACTTTTCTATTTCCCTTCTCACCTTATTAATTTGTAGTTCTATTTTTCTGTAATAATCCTCAAGCGTCGCGCCTGTCTTTTCTTTGGCTATGATATTTTCCAGTTCAATATTTTCTGATAATGCTTTATTCAATCCCTCGTAATACCGTATTTGCATTTCATAATAATCTCTAGCGGCTTCTGACATACCGCTGTATTCGGCAACCAACGCCTTACGCTGTTCTTTCAGGGTTTTTACATACTCCTTCATTCCCTGTATCGTTTTCGCGTGGGCTTCCGCCGCGCCCCCAAACGCTTTTTCCATGGATTTCAAGATAACTACTTGCGCCCCAGCGATGTCATTGGCTTCCTGCATTGACTTAATCATCTGCTTTTCTTGTTCGGTGAACTTAAATCCATATCTGCTCAACGCCGATATTGATTCGGCGGGATTGTCCATAGCCTTGCCAAAAGTATTAGCCGCGCTCACCATGTCTCCGCCCATAACGTCAACCATGTCAAGCATATTCTTTGTAAGGCGGTCAAAATTTTCTCCGGTGATACTTTGAAAACCAAGTAACACGGATTGCATTTGTTTAATTTGATTCGATGATTTTCCAGTGGCGGACTGCAACGTGTCGGCGTATCTTGATAAGGCGTCAGTCGTAGTCCACGTCTCCGCGCCGCTGGCTTTAATTACCGCTCCCAGCCTTACCAGTTGGGTTTCATGTTCCGCGTATGCGTTTACCGCCTCGCCTATATACTTGACGGCGGCTTCTCCAAGTTCTATTAATACGCCTACTACTGCGGTGGTTGGGTTTACCATGCCCATAAGACCGGCCGCGACGGATTTAAGCGGTCCAGGCAACTTGTTTGCAATGAGTTGCAACGCGCCCATTTTGTTGGCGACATCATCGGTACTCTTACCGGCTTTCTGCCCCATTTTGGCAAATACTTCGAGATCACCTGTGGCTTTGAGAACGCCTTTGCTATCGACCTCGATTACTAACCGGCTAATATCAGGCATTAACGGCTCTCCCTAAACGCTTTATTGACCTCAGACGCTGCCCAGCTCGACATCTTGCGGATAAGCCCGACTTCATAAGCGGATAATTTATTTTGACTCGCCTGGCAATAGGCTTGTATGTCGGGGTAGGTAATCCCGTTAGGTGAAAAATAGTACAGATCGATAAAAACGCCGAACAGTTCAGAGAAGCAGACTGGCGGGGGAATATCGCCAAACGTCTCTGCCTGTCCTGTTCGTTCCCATTTTTCATACCCGATTGCATTGATTATTTTCTCCTTTTCCTCGGCATGGCTAAAATGGACGATTTCATTTCCAACCTTCTTTGTTCGGTCGGCGTGCAGGAAAAAAAAGCGTTTTACCGCCTGTTCTAATTCCTGCTCGGCTCCGATAAAAAATTGGTGCGATCCCTCGCTTTACTTAAAATAAATTCTTTTATCTCAGGAATTTTTGTGATTAAAAGTTTAAACGACTCTTTGTCGTTTTTAAGTTCCTTGCCGTTAAGGGTTACAGTCTCTTCCGCCTCACCGATGACTTTGCCTTTTTTGTCGTATTCTTTTTTCCATCCCCTTATTCCGGCGATCCTTATTAATACAGCTTCATCGTTCATATCAAGCATGGAGTCAAGAGTTTCATCGCTAAAATCACCGTTGCTCTTTTTTTCTTTTGCCGCGATTTCTTTGATTTTTTTCATTCTCTCGCGGCTGAATTTTGTTACCGTATCAGAATCATCTCCGAGAATAAGCAGGTCAAAGTCTTGTCGCTTGCCATACAACTCAACGGGAAACCACTCGCCAGATTCCTCTTTATCCTGCGTTACAAGATTATCTAAATTCATTCTTACGCCTCCTCGTTTTCAGGTTCTTCAACGGCAATTGTCTTTCTGATTAAAAACCTGTTCTCGCCGAAAGTCTTGAAAGGAAGAGCATATTGAAGCTGTGGATCGCCGCTTAACGTGGAGTTGTCGAAACTGATGTTCAGGATGAATTCGTATCTAATACCGCTTTTTTCGCTGTGTACCGTTATGTGAAGCTCGCCGCCTTTTCCCTGCTTGGCGAGGTTGTAGAGTTTTCCGTCTTTGACGTACTCGCTGATCGTCCCCGTGATGTCAAGCATACCCAGGGATTTTTCGATAGCCTCTGCTTGGAATAAGGCTGGGAGATTTGACATATTGTTCGCTATGTCAAGTTTTATGTCAACGCCGTCGATGTACTCTACTGGCAGGGTGTCATCCGGACCTTTAAATTCCCACGCGCCTTGTAACGTGATGAATTCCTCAGTCGTAAACGCGGGACGTTTGTTTGTCATGCCAACAGGCGGCGCGTCCTCAAGTTCGGGATTGTTCGCGCCCATTAAGCCGAAAGTTAGTTTAACGAGTGCGCTTATCGTGAACGATATGCTGAGGGTGTTAATCTGCAACCCTTTAAACAACTGGTAGAGTTTCGGGTCTTGGGAGTACTCTTTCAAGAGCGCGAAAATTCTCTGCTTGTTTCCGGGAACCATGTCGAAGACTTCAAGACCGTCAACTGACAGTCCAGCGTTTTTGACGAAGCCTTCCTCGCTGCACAAAACGGCTTCAAACAGTTTGTCGAATTCGTGTCCCGCGAAATTCGCCGTATAATCTCCGGCGTTTGAATCCGTCCCCTTGAAATTCTTTGAGGGATTTCTCCCCGGTAATTTCGTGTCGTTCTGGATTGTCTCGTAATTTCCTTCAAGAGAGCAGCCTGTCCAACGCATGGCTTGAAGCGCGGGATTAGCGGGCAATGACCCGTCTGGGTTTGCCTCCGTTATGTAAAGATTGGTATTCGGCGCGGTTTTATATGACATATGTTTCCTCCATAATTAAATTCTTTAATTAAAGAGTAAGAGGATAAATTTTATTCCGCAATTCGGATATATTTTCGTAGTAAGTGTATACGGTAGGGAAAAATAAATATTGGTATTAGAAAAGGGAACCTCTAAAAACTAACATAAAAACAGAAAAAATGATATATAATAAACAACATGAAACAGAAAGGATTTTTTGACGAGGCCGACAGGCTAAAGAAGTTAAGCGAACTGGGAGATTCATTGGAAA